ATCGTGATTCCGCCGCCGCCGCTCGGCATCTGGGGCGGCTCGCCCGTTCCGGTGCCGACCCCGCCGATCTTCCTGCCGCCGGACTCGCCGGAGCGGGACAAGCTGATCGAGTGGCACATTGGTTGGAGCGAAAACACTGGCTGGGTAGTGGTCGGTGTCCATAACGTGCCGCATCCGGTCCCCTCGAAGTGAACGACGCGAACGACCAGCTACTCATCCAGACCCTGGGCCAGTACTCCAAGGACCCGGTCGGATGGGTAGCTATGTTCTTTCCATGGGGGGTGGAAGGGACAGAACTTGAAAAGTTCCGTACCGGCCCGGAGCAATGGCAGCTCCGGGTCCTCGCACATATCCGCGATCGGCTTCAGCAATCGGGCGACTTCGTAGGGGTGGTAAATGAAGCGATCCAAATCGCGGCCGCGTCGGGCCACGGCGTCGGCAAATCCGCCCTCGTCTCTTGGATTATCCTATGGGCAATTAGCACTTTCGAGGATACGCGCGGGGTGGTCACAGCGAACACCGAGACGCAGCTCAAAACGAAAACGTGGGCGGAACTCGGGAAGTGGCACCGGCTCTTTTTCGGCTCTCATCTTTTCAAGCTCACCGCCACCGCCATCTTCTCAGTGGATTCGACTCGGGAACGGACCTGGCGAGTGGATATGGTTCCTTGGAGTGAAAGGAACACCGAAGCCTTCGCGGGCCTCCACAACAAAGACAAGCGCGCGATTCTGATCTTTGATGAGGCCTCCGCGATCCCCGACATCATATGGGAGACCGCGGAGGGCGCGAAGACCGATGCCGACACGCAGATCATCTGGTGCGTGTTCGGGAACCCGACCCGCAACTCCGGTAGGTTTAAGGATTGCTTTGAGCGGTTCAAGAACCGATGGTGGACCGAGCAGGTCGATTCCCGATCGGTCCACATCACCAACAAAGCCCAATTCGAACAATGGATCGAAGACTATGGAGAAGATTCCGACTTCGTCCGAGTCCGCGTTCGAGGAGTATTCCCTCGAGTTGGAGAAATGGAGTTTATCAGCTCTGAGGATGTGGATGCTGCTATGCAGCGCGAGCCTGTATCAGCTCTCACTGACCCTCTCGCAATCGGCGTCGATGTGGCCCGGTACGGGAACGCCGAGTCGGTCATCTTCTTCAGGAAAGGTCGTGACGCTCAGACCCTCCCATTCCAATACTTCCGAGGCCTAAACACCGTTGAACTCGCGCAGAAAGTGATGGACGCGCATGAACGCTATCGGACCGATGGGATCTTCATCGACGGTGGAGGAGTTGGCGGAGGTGTGGTTGACAATGTTCGGCAACTCCATCTGTTCTGCCACGATGTGCAGTTCGGTGCTAAGGACGATGTGGGAGGATGGGCAACCGGAAATGACGGTGAGAAATATGCTAACAAGCGCGCGGCCATGTGGGGCGCTATGCGTGCATGGATTAAGGGAGGGGCCCTGCCTTCGGACCCGGACCTTCGCGCTCAACTGACCGGCCTCACCTACACCTTCAACCTCCGCGGAGAGATTCAGCTTGAGAAGAAAGAGGATATGGCGAAACGCGGGCTTCCAAGCCCTGACCGTGCTGACGCTCTTGCTCTTACTTTTGCTTATCCTCTGGCTTCTCATGCGTATGCAGGAGGCGAACATATTGTAGCGAAACCGCTGATCGAGCACGAGTACGATCCATTCGCACGGCCGAAAGCCGCCAACGGCGGCCCGGTTGGTTTGAACTCGGAGTACGATCCGTTCGACAGGATGGTCGCGTGAGCCTCGGCGCGCCGCAGATGCCCTCGATCGTGCCCCCGGCGATGGCCGCGCCGCCGCCCCCGCCGAGCTTTGGGATGAGCCCGGTGGGGCAAAAGGCGCCGAGGAAGTCGCCGACCCCGACCTTCCTCGGGACGAGTATGATGGCCCCCGGCCCCGGCTCAAGTAACTTTGGTGGAAAGACACTTCTAGGAGCATAAGAGGGGAGGCCCCAACGGGGCCACCGGTAAAGAAATGCCCCGACAGGCCACCGCAACCGAACTCGAACTTCGCCGCTTCTGCGAGTCGCGGCTTTTAGGTTTTCGAGTGAATCGGTACTCGTGGTGGACCCACGCGCGTGAACTCGCAGATTACATCCTGCCGAGGAGGTACAAATGGCTCATCACCCCGAACATGCTAAGCCGAGGCTCCCCGATAAATCAACACATCCTCGACTCCACAGGTACCTTAGCGGCCCGAAACCTAGCATCTGGTATGATGTCTGGCATATCATCCCCGAGCCGTCCGTGGATCAAACTGAAGATCAACCGCATCGATTCGACCCAGACCTCGCCGACGAGCCTTTGGCTCGCTGAATGCGAGCGGATGATGAATCTCGTCCTCCACGAGTCGAATTTCTACAACGCGATGGCAGTCGTGTACTTTGATCTTGTGGTCTTCGGGACCGCCGTGATTCTCATCTACGAGGACTTCGACGACGTGATCCATTGCTTCAATCCGTGCTTCGGCGAGTACTACATCGACAACGATGGTCGGATGAACCCCTGCATCTTCTATCGGGAGTTCACCCTCACCATTTCCCAGGTCGTCGATGAGTGGGGCTACGAGAATTGCCCGACAAACGTGCAGAAGCAATTCGACATCGGCGGCGCTCAACTCACAAAAGAGGTGATCGTCGCGCACGCGATCGAACCGAATACCGAGCCCGCGAAGTTCGGCGTGCCAGAGCACTTCAAGTTTCGCGAGGTGTATTGGGTGTGGGGCCAATCATCCGGCCCGCAGAACGGAGCGAATCTTAACGAGGCCTTTCTTTCAAAGCGTGGCTATCATGAGCAGCTGCATATCACTGTTCGGTGGGATTTGGTATCTAATGATCCATATGGTCGCTCGCCAGGGATGGACGCGCTCCCAGACATCAAGCAACTCCAGCAAGAAGTCAAACGAAAAGCGCAGGCGATAGACAAGCATGTCAACCCGCCAATGGTCGCGGACATTCAGCTGAAGAATCAGCCCGCCTCGATGCTTCCAGGCGGGGTGACCTATGTCACTGGGATGACCACAGGTCGCGTTGGCTTCGCCCCGGCCTACACCATCCAGCCCGATATCAAGGGCATGATGGAAGATCTGAACGAATGTCGCGAGCGGATCAAAGAGACCTTCTTCAACAACCTGTTCCAGACCATCTCCCAATTCGAGACGAGGTCCAATGTCTCCGCCACCGAAATCGACGCTCGACGAGCAGAATCACTTGTTATGCTTGGACCGGTACTTGAGAGGATTGAGCATGAGTTGCTCGCTCCGATCGTTGAGAGGGTATTCGCAATTATGTCTCGGGCCCGAATTTTGCCCCCTGCTCCTCCAGAAATCCAAGGACAGCCCATTAACGTCGAGTTCATCTCGATGCTTGCTACGGCTCAGGCGGCTGCGGCTACAGGTGGAATTGAGCGCCTGTTCTCGATCGCTGGGAACCTCGTCGGCATCGATCCAGCCGTAATGGACAACATCGACATCGACTACGCGCTCGATAAGTATTCCTCACTGATGAACAATGATCCGAGGATCATTCGGTCGCCGCAAGAGTTGGCGCAGATTCGCGCCCAACGGCAGCAACAGCAAGAGTACGATCAGCAGGCCGCTCGCGCGGAGCAACTCGCGAAGTCGGCGAAGGTCCTTTCGGACACTAATACTGGTGGCGGTCAGAACGCGCTTCAGCGCATGACAGGAGTGGCAGCGTGACCTACAACGCCGCAGATAGGAAGAATGTTCGGGCCGCCGAGAAGGCGGCGAGGCGAGAGGCACAGGAGCGCCACAACCTTCTCGTGGCGACGATGTCCTCGACCTCTGGCCGAAAGTGGATTCATGATCTCCTTTTCTCCTGCCACGTCTTTCGCGCCTCGTTCTCGAACGACTCGCTGGAGATGGCTTTTAAGGAGGGGGAACGAAACGTTGGCCTCCGCATCTTGGACGACTTGATGCAGGCCTGCCCCGATGATTATGTCTTAATGATGAGGGAAGAAAATGGCAGACGCACCATTAGCGAACAGCGAGGAAGCCCGGACGCCGACGGGAGAGATCAAGGACGCGAGTCCGACGACCCCGACTCCGCCGAGTCCTACCCCGACACCGCCGCCTGAGCCACCGAAGCCGGAAGAGCCAAAGCCGGAAGCAGCGAAGTCGCTCCTCAACGAGGGCGGTGCCGACACCACCGTGCCCGAGAAGTACGAGTTCAAGCTCCCCGATGGGTTCGAACTGGATGAGACCGTCGCGGGCGAAGTGAATGTCCTCTTCAAGGACCTCGGCCTTAACCAAGCCAACGCGCAGCGCCTTATCGACTTCTACACTGCGAAGTCAACCGAGGCCGCGGAGCAGCCATATAAGGCTTGGGT